AACAATCGTGCCGCGCGGAATAGTGCCAGAACCGCCAGTTGTTAGCGTAATGGAAGTAGCGCCTGCTGTAGCCAATGTAGCGGTGGTGACAGTGTAAGTGCCAGGGCTGAACTGAACGATGTTGGCATCTACTGCCCAATCAAAGCCTAAAGTATTTGTAGCTAGTGCGGCATCTTCAAAGATCGCGCTTACTTTTTGGCTTGGATTGAATAGCGCTGTCATTGGCGTAATTGCTGACACCTGTGACATAGGATCAATGACTATTGATCGCTGAGTGGTCGGCACACCTGACTCCGTTAAGATCGCACCAGCGGTAAGGATTTGGCCTTGTACTGCTGCAATGGTGTTGTGAGTACCATCGTTTAAATATCCTGATGTGCCGTAAGATGCAGCCGACGCGCCGCCGTTTGAAATACGGTTAATATCAAGCGCAAGGTTGGCAATAGCTGAGTCGATTTTGTTGGCGACTGATGCCATTGCAGGGACTAAGAAACGGTCGCTGAATTCTTCAATGTTAAGTGCCAAATCTGTGGTTGAAAATGAAATATCAACACCTGACAAGCGATTAACGGTTACAGGTACAAATGATTCGGTTGAGCCCTCAACTGCTAGTGCTTCTCCCTCACGACCTATGTAACGGGGTGGTTTACGCAGGTTGTATGTAGCACCGATTTTGGCGTTTTCTACTGCAAATTTTGACGAATAATCGCGATTAACACCTTTTGCAAGGGTTAGCGTATTTTCCAGCACCATCAGCGCCTTTTTGCTGATAATGCTGGATGTAAGAGTTGTATTTGACATAATAAAAGTTTCCTTCTGTTTGGGATAATGGCATCATCACGACGCATCTAAATTTTTAACGCTTGGTGTTATTCTTGCTCCATGCAACAAATTCGTCCATGCTCATATCTTCTGGTTGTTTATTAGCGTTAGAGCCTTTTGCGCTCCCAACGGGTGTAATCGGTTTTGGTGCAGCGCTGGCTTTTTTTGTGGCCTGCGTAGGTGTTTCATTTTCAATGCGCGCTTCAAGTCTGCCAATATACCGGGTGGCCTGTGCGGGTGTCATAGCGCCAATTTTATCAATCTCGTCTGGGTTTTTGCCCAAGAAATAAACAATCTCGGCGGGATTATCTGAATCTTTGACCAGCTCCATAAAAGCTGGAACTTTTGCCAAATCGTGTGTAAAAAAATCAGACTTAACGCTATCATAGTCTGATTTTGATACCTTTATTGCGTCCTCTGCTTTGCTTAAAGATGAATCCTTAGCCTCGCTTTGTCTCGCGGCCTGTTCGCGCTGAAAGCGCTGTTCAATCTGCCAATCCTGCCGTGCTTCCAAATAATCAGGGTCATATCGACCGGCTGGAAAATCATTTGGGTTAGGTGCGCCGGTTGGTGGTGTTGGTGTACTTTGTTGCTGATATGATTTAGATCTCAAGTCATCTAATTCGTTTTCAAGTTTGTCAGCTCTACGCCTTGCATCATGTTTTTGACGGGTCAATTCGTCTATGCGCTTTTGTGCGCCTTTTGGGATTTCTGGTTCTTCAATTTCAGTCGGTTGATCTTCAATCGCAACATCGTCTTTTACAATATCGTCGGCAAGTTCGTTTAAATCAATGTCTAGTTCAGCATCAAGGCTTTGTTCTTCGCTCATTTCAATAACTCCCTAATAGCGTCCCATTTTTGAGTATTGATAGATTCGCCCGTGTGTTCAGAGTGCCAATGATCAGCCTCTTTTACTGCATAATGTAGTGCATCTTTAATCTTTGCGTCATCTGATTTATTGTTTACCACTAAAGCAACCTTTATTTGCTGTGTATCACTACAGCGCATGTGGTGAATATGAGCGGTTAAATCACACGCCATTAATTCGGCCATATCAGTGATTATGTCTTTCGCTCTCGGAATCATTGCGTCAATAAGCCTCTGTTTTATTGATGCGTCTATGCCTTTTTGTGCAAAGTTGATTATTGAGTCAATATCTGTTGTTATTACTGCCATTATTGCGCGTCCTCTGACGTGGTTGGTTGTGTTGCACTCGATTGAGCGGGTTCTTCTGTTTGTTCTGCTTCTTGTGATTCTTCGTTTAACTGGCTTGTCTGCATTGTATGCTCAAGGTCTGCGACAGCCATTTCATGAATTAGTCCAGCTTGCTTTAATGAAATTTCAGCCTCAACCTTCATACGCTCGGTTTTAGCTTTAAATATTTCTATTTCTAGCTTGTTTTCCTTATCCTTTTCTCCACTCTGCGCTTCTTGCAATGCTTGGCTCATGTGCTGCATTTGGTCGGCCATCTGGTGCATTTGCTGTTCGACCTGCGGATCAACTTGTTGGCCTTGTTCCTCTGATTTGTCTGCAGCTGCAATCTGTGGAGGTAGCATAATCTTCATGCGTTTAGCTATTTCATCAGCGCCCGGCCAATCCATGTTCTTCACGATAAGATCGCCAGCAATTTGCAGGATAGCTGGGTCAGTTTGCACGAATGCAAGCATCGATTCTGCTGCCTCTTGGCGCTTGGTTGCATAGCTCGGTCCAGTGTCTACAACTACATCATATTTTCCAACACCAAGATTATATATTGATTTTATCTCGCCATTTTCATCTTGCTGCTTAGTTTTCGCCTGTGGCTGATCTGGATTGATTTGTACGCTTGAAGGCTCTCCATCCTCGCCGATAATGCGAGCAACTCTGGCCGTGTCGTAAACCTTTGGAATCATTTCTACAATGATCTTTCCTGCGTGTTTAATTGAGCGAGACAAGTTATCGCTAAAATGAAAATTGCCGATAGACGCTTGGCGCTGTTGTGATAGAATTGCCTTGCCAGATTGATCGCTTTCACGATTGCCAAGGCTGGCATCAAATATGCCCATACAGGCTTTCATGTCATCGATGCTGCGATTCATTGCAGCTTCAAGACCTGTATTTACGCCAGGTGGCATTTCTCGCCGTGGTGGTAGCGCTGGTGTTCCGTCTGTGGAGGTTGGATTATATGTGAGTACGGATAGGTTGACTTGGTTTGCATTTTGCCATTCTGTCTCATACCCATCTATTTGTCCGACTGCGACAATGTACGGCGCTCTAGGTGCCAATGCGAGCAACTCGGTATTAGCTGACTGCATGTAGTTGTATAAACGAGCGGCGTCTTTTGCATAGCGTGTTAGCCCGTGCAAGTGCCTGACACCTTCTACCCACACTTCTGAGCCATATACGGGTATGACAGGGACATATGATGTAGGGAGTTCTGTTGAGTCGATGATCTTGTCGCCAGCTATTTTGTACCATTTGCAGATAGGGTCATATGATTGACGCTCATCTGCTATCTTATCAATATGTTCTTTTGGAACATCATCTTTCCATATCGTTGAGCCGTCAACCAGTCTACACAATGTACGCGGCTTTTGATCGATGACAAAATACTCTGCAACACGCACAGACTCTTGACTTATCCATGCAGCGCTGTCGCCGGTTCCTGCGCCTGACCAGCTGGCTTCCTCTACTCCAGGATAGGCGTCTTTGAACTCGTCTTTAGTAAATTCTTCAATAATGAAACACCACTTCGCATCCGATCCGTCCGGCTCTGTGCTTGATGGATCGAAATATACCTTTGTCGGATCAGGGATGCGCTTAATTATAACATCTTGATCGAACGAATCTTTATCGCAGTAATCGTTCATGATGCGAAAATATCCTAGTCCTGTATCGACTTGCCACTCTGCTGCTGTATCGTATGCGATGTCAGCGCGTGACATTACTTGAATGTTTCGTATTAAGCCTTGTAATACTTCTGCTGTTTCAACATCGGCATTGTCATCGACAGGTCGGCATTTAATAGATGGTCTATTCTGACGGATCTCATTAATGACTTGATTTCGAAATTGGAATATTCTGTTGATGGTGAGCATAGGGCGTTCTGCGCCTGGGCGCTCCCTATCTCTTTTGACTGCTTCAGGCCATTGCTGTCCTAACCTTACGAATTTAATATCGTCTAAACGCTCAAAGCGCCCAACGCTTTCGCTATCGACTGCGATTGCAAAACGCTTGTGTGCTTCTTCTACAATCTTTAAATCTTTATCTGACATTAATAACTCGCGGCTGCGGTTCACTGGTCGGTGTAGATGCGATTAATTTACAGTCTTATCCTGTGTTTTGTCGCATTAGTTAGGCGCTAACCAATCGCTTTATATGGCAATTAAGCTAGAATTCACGACGGGCGCGCCCACGAAAAGAATTATACTACATTTATTTAATGTCTGCACCACTCATCGACCAAAATATGTGGGTTGAACCGGCGCAATATAGTATTGCTGACTTTGATTAGAAAAGTTT